GCGAAGCTTGCATCACGGCCTCAACTATTGGGTCTTCCAAATCTTTCAAGACCTCATCAACTGGCTCGCCCTTGTCCACAATGCGGCGAATGCCCTCCCGGAATTTTTCCGGGTCAGGGGCAAGGCTGAAGCTTATGCGGTCAAGCTCTTGAGCCGCAACTTGTGCCTTGCGGTATTTCTCAGGGTCATCTCCATACTCGCGCTTCAACCATTCGTTAGGCGTGCGCCCATATTTAGCTATTTCTTCCTCGTCATACTCAATAGGCTCGCGCGAGACTGCCTGACCCCAAACGCGCGCCAAAGCTTGCTGCGTGGTTTCCCGAATGGTTAGCCCTCGATGTTCAAAGCGGGGCTTGGGTTTCACCCAAACGCTGTCCCGCCAAAGCTTACCGTTGAACCGTTCGTGAAGGTAAGCCAACTGGTTGGCCACAGGCCCAGCTACCTTGGTAAATCCGGTAATTGCCAGCTTGAGAAAGCCTTTGCCCGTCTCCCAAGCTAACCGTCCTGCCCCCTTCAAGGTCGGACGACGAAATTGTTCTACCGCCAATTGCTGAACCAATTCGGCAGTGCTCTTGATGTCTTGTTTACCTTGGTCTAACTCGTCTATCCAATGGTTCAACCCCATCTTAATCTTGTCCCACGCGGACAAATGGGGGTCGTCCAGATAGGGGTTGAAGGGCGGCTCTTGGAATTGGGGCTGAGGTGGCGTAACCGGAGTAGGTGGGGCAGCCTTCACCTGTGGCTCAGGGGCGCGACCATAACGGTCGTACTCCCACCACTCAAGGTCTTCAACCTTATACTCCGGCTTAGGTTCCGGTTTCGGTTTGGTATATTTCTTTTGATACTCTTCCCACCAGCTATAAGGCCGATATTGAGGAGGAAGAGTTTCAGGTTCTTGTTTTATCTTCTGTTCCAGAACTGCCCAACGGTCAGGCATTACAGATACTCCGGATGTGGTAACAGGGGGACAGCCCCGCTACGATACCACCCCGTCTCCGGGGAATAACGCAAACCCTGATAATATTGCTGCTCTTCCAGGGACAAAGTTTTCAATGTTTCTAGAAATTCATTCCAAGCCTGGGCATAAGCCTCGACACTCTCGAACTCTTCCAGAGGCTTTTCAGCAGCCTCCTCTGTGGGAGGTATCAACTCCCCTTGCTCATTAAACTTCGGGGGCGCAATCGCAAACTCCGGGTTTTGGGTTAACAACTCCTCGATATAGCGCCCGAAGTCTCGCATATAGACAGGAAGCTGATACTCTTCGGGGAAGAGAAGTTTGTGCAAAATCTCGCCGATGGTTTCCGGGCGTTTAGGCTCTTCCCCTCCGCCTCCACCACCGCCGCCTCCTTGTGAGGCAAACCAGTGGGCCTTCCAGTCCTCTTCGGAAGGCGGACGGCCATATAGCCGCTGGAAATCCAGCGACCACTTATAATCCTCGTAATCCTGTTCGTTGGGCCAACGCCCGTGCTGAAGATAGAATTGATAACGCCAAGCAGCAGGCCCCGGCCCACCTGGGTCACCAACGCGGGCGGAAGGGCGCGGCACAGGCGGCTTCTGTTCTAGCCCTACCTGGCCCTCCTCTCCACCTGGCCCCCAAGGGCCGGGAGGAATACCTGTGCGGCGGGGAGGCTTATACTCGCCCGGATATTCGGGTTGCCCAGGCCCAAGAGTTTTCGGATAGGTTGGGACTTTAGGTTTGCGGGGTTTACGTTTGCGGGGTTTTCTCCCCCCACCATCCTCATACAGCATTTCTCAACGCCTTCAGATTTTCTAATTGTGCCAAGACGTAACGCATCAATTCGGTCGTCCCCCGCTGTCGCCTGATATTTTCCAGGTCGTCCATCGTCAAAGACAGGAAGCGACGCACCTGTTCTTCGGGCGTCAAGACCCGAATCTGGTCAGGCGACGGGCGGAAGGTACGCCGAATAGCCTTCCGATACTTGTGAAGTTGTTTTGCAGTGCTGTTAACTACATAAGGTAGGTTCATTCCTCAACTTCGGTCGGTAACTCTGGCCCCATTGGGCTGGCAGTCGGCGGCGGGTTAGGCGAGCCGCCTTGTGCCCCCAAAGTTACCTGAGCCAAGCGCCTAACTATATCCGGGGTAGTGGGTTCTTGCCTTCCCGCAATGCGGAAGGGGAAAGTCTGAGCCGGTAGCCCGGCCTCTGCCCCCGCCTGGAAAATTGCGCCCTGTCGCGGTTGTTGCCCTTGCTGGCCCATCAATTCCTCAACAATGGGCAAACCGGCCTCTTGTGCAGCATCCCACATCAAAGCATTCTTGATGGCGGGCATCTCCAACAGGGTCTCGATGAGAATTTGGTCTTCCTCCTGCTTCAAGCTTTGCGGGGCCAGGTCACGGAAAGTCTGTTGGATGACATCGCGCGCAGCCCGCTTGGACAGGATGCCTAGCTGCACCAAAGCGGTCAACATCGCCGTCACCGCCGGTTCATCGGTAGGCAATGAAGCCGTCAAGCGCACGCGGTTGCGGTAATACCCGCCGATTACTTCGGGGGTAAGCACGGTCTCGATTGGGGTGCCGTCGGGCATCGTCCCCCAAATGTAGACCGGATGGGTAACGCGATTCTCGATAATGCGCAGGAACATCTCGTTCATTTTCTCCAACGCATTCTCGATACCCATCTGCTTGAAGGCAATCTTCATCAACACCGGCGTGCGCAGCAAGTTCATTGCCACGCCCGACAAGCGGCTGACGGTAAGCTGGCCCAGCACGTGGCGCGGAAGACCGGCCTGCTCGATTTGCCCTAGAATCTCCTCAATCTGGACATCCACGCTGCTGAGGGCCTGGGTAGGAGGTTGGAGATAGTAGGCGTCCTCCTCCAACTCCAGAGGAAGCTGGCCGCCGTATGTTCCAACTCCCTCAAAGCCCCGGCCTTCCAGCGTCTTAGTCACCAGGGTCGGGTCAGCAAAGCGGGCAATGATGGTAGCTTTCTGCGAGAATAGGCGAGCAGCGTAACGAATCAGGCCCTCGATGGGCCATAGCACACTCACGCCTATCCTCTCGCCTTTGTCCCGGTAAGGCAAGTCAATGCCGAAGAAGAACACGAAAGGCACGCGGCCCAACTCGTGTTCGGTCGGCTCTTCCAGCCATCGCACTTCAGCGGGAGTTTCGGCTTCCTCGCCCTTGAGAAGACTGAAGGGGGCAATGCCGGTTGCAAAGTGCGTGTCATCCCAATAGCCAATGACCGCTACCTCATCGGTGTCCTTAAACCCCTCCAAAGCCTGCTGTGCAATCTTGGTTGTTCGCAGCCGCTTATCGTGCCCGGCCACGTAAGTCTGATACAATTCCCCAACCAGCCGCTTTTCTATGACGATGACATAAGCCCACTCGTTGGGGCGGTCGGCAGGCATCGGATAAACGTTAAGGGGGTCAACGGCCTTGGCGTAGATAGGACACGCGCCGCGCTCTTCAGCATCGGCATCATAAACAATCTGCAACACTCCCCACCCTTCAGCCAGCGCGTGCCACAGCGCCTCCTTGACTGCCTCCAAAACGTTGGAGGTCTCCCAAATGCCATACAGCATTTTCTCAATCTCTTCGGCCTGGTCTTGATGCACGGCCTTGATTGAGGACGTAGGCACGCTAATAACTGGCGGTCGGGAAAGCAAGAGCGTCCGATACCCCTCGACTATGGTATAAGCAATAGGCAGGTTAACACGAATCTCCTGGTCTTCGGGCGGAATGTATGCACCCTCCTCATCCGTCCAAAGCGAATATTTGGACAGAAGGGCCAAACTCCGCCAAATCTTCATATTGGTGTTTCGCTGCCTATAAAAGTTATGCAGATGTCGCGCTTTGGCTAGAATATCGTCGGTTGTTATCTTCATTTCAAACTCCACCAACGGCGCGGCGGAATCGCCTGCCGCTTATCGGGACGAATACCGCACCAACCAAATTTGGCCACCAAGAAATAAATCGTGGCCTTAATGAGGTGGTTATACTCGTCCACAGGACGACCGGCGCGCACTTCACGGCCCGCCGTCCGCCGGGGGTAAGAATACTTCTTCATCTCCAACAAGAAGTTCCGACACTTGGGGTGAACGACAAAGCGTCGTTGGCTAAGGAATGACCGCAGCAGGTCGTTTCCTGCTTCAATGGGGACGGCATTGATGGCCAACTTGACACCCGCATTCCTCCACAACTGTCGGCTCTCCTTGTTGGCCTTGTCAATGGCCCCCATCATCTCCCCGTTCAGGCCCAGGTTTCGCCACCATTTACGCTTGCGAAGCTCATCAACAATGGTTGGTGTGGCTTTGCCTGATTGGTCGTAGTATTCGTCTATAACGCAAACGACATCCCCCCGGCCTTCGACATATTTAATTTGAAGAACAACCACACCATAGACGCCACCGGGGTCAACACCTAAATAAACGGGAAGTTGGGGGTCAAACGTCGCAAGCTCAGCATCTACGTGGTCGGCAAAGCTAAACGTGCGGAATACCAGGCGCGTGTTCGGCTTAGGAATGGCCTCGAATCGGGCGGCAAACAAATCGGGGTCATAGTTTTTGCGTTGCTCTTCTAGCCACGCTTTATCCACGTAAGGGTTAGCGGTCGTGGGGTGACGGAAACTTTCGATGCCCCGGTCGTTCGGCATCTGCCCGATGTACCAGTAATCCTCAAACCACTTACCAACAATGGTGTCCTCGAACGTCCCCAGGGCAGCAATCCACCCGCCGGTAACCGTCAAACGCGGAACAAGGGAGACCTGGTAAATCTCAAATGGCACCAGACCTCCCTCGTCTATCAGAATCCAGTCGAGGGGTTGTGCGTGCAATGCAGCAGGTTCATCCGCCGATTTGACCCACAACTCCGCGCCAGTCCAGACGGTAAGGTGATGAGTTTTCTTTGCCCAATGGAATTCGCCCTCGCGTAACGTCCCGCCTCGCGCCACCCGCTTGAAGCCAAACATTTCCAGCACATTGATTATTTCGCTAACTATCGGGTCGGCCAACGAATAACGCGGGACAACAACCCAACCACGTCGGCCTCGCGCTGCCCCCAAGGTCGGGTCGTAGATGGGGATGACTAGCTGCGGAAAAATCTCCCTCGCTCCACAATAGGTTTTCCCCGATTGGTTACCAGCCCCGAAGATGCGATGTAAAGCCGTGCTGCGATGAAACGGTTCTTGCGCACCAAAAGGCTTATAACCTATCGCCTCATATAACGGGGCCTTAAGTGACCACGGTATATGAGCACGCGATTGGTAAGCCATTACTTCCGTCGTCTAGCTTTGCGGCTACGACCACGAGCCGCCATTTTCTGGAACCGCTTCTTTCCGTATTTCTTGCGCCCAATCCAGGCAGCAAGCGCCTTGGGATTCTTAGCGCCGCGCTTTCTCAAAGCCGCAACCAGCTTCCTGAAGCGCACACCCGTACCCACAGGGCCGGTTGCTTTATATCTGGACGTGCTTTTTCTGCTTCGTCTTCGTGCCATTTTACCCTCACCAATCGTCGTAGAATCCGTCGTGGCCCTCGCCAACTGCAAGGCCGATTAAGACGCAAACGATGATAGCGACAATCAGAACAACCCCGAATGCCCCAAAAACATCGCTAAAGGCGTCCATCATACCCCTCCTCTCAGAATGAGCGCCGAACATCCAAGAAAGATGATGGCGCAGACGAAGGCTAAAACTACCCACGCCACAAAAGCGCGTTCATCAATCATTGCCCTCCTCCTTACGCCTCGAAAGGCGTCAACTGCTTCTCGCCCTCGTCCTCTTCGATGGCGTCTTGACAATGCCCAGGGTCAATCAGGTCTAAGAACCAACAGATGATTCGATAGAATTTCACCTTGTCTTTGAACTTCCCTAACCGGCTTGAAATCGTTTCGTCGGGGTCGCCGAAGAACAAGGTGTTGAAAAATTGGTCAATGCTGATGCAGAGGTTGATAAAGTAGCGCCAGGCGAACGTCTTGACCTTAACCCACCACGATTTCTTTCTGACCTGCCACTCGACAATCACCAGGATAATGGTTATGACCGGCAGGGTTGGGAATACATTCATACGGGGCTTTTCGGGCGGCGTATCGAAGATAAAGGGCACAATTTTGTCGCAGCCATCTTCCTCGCTAGTTTGGGGGGTTAACTCAATGTTCAACAGTTGCCAAACAAGAGGCCCAACATCCTCAAACTCCATTTCGGAAATATGTGCCCCAAATCCGAAATAGAGGGCGAAGAAAACCATCATATCGCCGCCTTCCAGAAGGTCGTTAATGTCTATGGCCCAGGTCAGATACCGACACGGTATTCCGGCGGCTTTAGCCTCGATAACCTGAAGCGGCCCATAGAGATACTCCCACCAAATGGGGGCGAAGTGTTCGGGGTCTTCGCGCATTTTGCGCTCAAATTCAGCCTTGTGCGTATGCTCGCCCTCATAGATAGCTTCAACATAAGCTTTGAGATAATCGCGCTCGCCCGGCTTCAGAATCCAGTCAATATGCCAATAATTGGGGCCGAAAAGCTTCCGCAAAACCTGATAACTCACTCCCAGCTTGTGTAGAATATGGGCGGGCCGAATGTGAATGCCGTTGACCCGAAGATTATACTTCCACTGCACAAACGCCTGGGTAAACTTAACGAACGGGTCGGTAAACAGCGGCTCGAAGTCCAGGAGTTTGGAATGGCCGGTGAAGAACCACCAAAGCGTATGAGGTATGGACGGCAAGGCACTATCGAAGTCATAAGTCATCCAGGACATAGGGAGGTGCTCATTTTCCTCCTCGTGATACCACCGGAGGGTATAACCTACGTGCCGTGCCATCCCCAAGTTAATAGCCCGCCATCCGTGATTGTAGTACACCCTATACTTGGCGGCACAGAGAAACCAACTGCGAAGTTCGTCCCAAAAGGCAAAATTCGCACCGGGGTAGCCGTCTTCGGCCATATCATATAAGACCTGCAAGGTGAGAAGCTGACAAAGAATCTCCCCCGTCCCGAAGTTCAACGCAGAGTGGTTCATCTCGTGGACGAGAACGGCCAGAAAGCTATCATCTCCGCGCATATACTCGCGGAAGAACGACATATTGACGGTGATGCTGCGTTCCAGATAGCAGTAATACGCAATCGGGAGGTCGTAACGACCCGACCCTTTCTCCGGCCAGAAAAACTTTACCTCGTCCACGGCAACCGGGCGTCCGATGGCCTTCTCGTAAGCATTGATGTACGGAATAACATCCTCAACCATCTGGAGGATTTCAGCCTCGTTCGTCGGGTTGTGTGGCCCCTCTAGCTCATAATATGCATCTCGCATTTCATCGGCGAACAGCGCTGCCCTGAGATAGTCCAGCGTTGTGGGCCACTTGATTCCCATCTTGAACGAGATTCGTTCCATAAACGGGTCAACGATGTAAACGCCCGGTTCGGCAATGTAACC